TCTCGCCAGCGGGCGCGCAGCGGAAGGCCGCTGCTGCGTCGGAGGCGGCGCGGGCCGCGGCGCGGGCGCGGTGGGGCGCTGGGGGCTCGGCGTGACCGGCTCCCTGGTGGTGGACGGGCAGCCGCTGCCGTTGGCCCCCGACGGGCTGCCGGAGGGTTTCCCGGCGGACTACGGGATCCTCACCATCGGGCCGGATGTGCTGTGGTGGGGCGAGTCGTACCTCGCTCAGCCCGACGGCGAGCGGGCCGGCGATGCGTGGCAGTGGACTCCGGCTCAGGCCCGGATCGTGCTGTGGTGGTACTCGATTGACCGGGCCGGACGGTGGATATTCCGCCGTGGGCAGATCGTGTTGCCGAAGGGGTCCGGGAAGTCTCCGCTGGCGGCTGCGCTCAGCTGCTGTGGCCTGGCCGGGCCGGTGGTGTACGACGGGCGGGACGCGAACGGGCTGGCCGTCGGTCGGCCGCACCCGTCTCCGCACGTGCAACTGGCCGCAGTCAGCCAGGACCAGACGGACAACACCATGTCGTTGGTGCTGTCGATGCTGCGGGACGGGCCGGCCGCCAACGAGATCGAAGGGCTTGACCTTGGGCTGACCCGTGTGCGGACCCGCTCGGGCAAGCTGGAGCCGGTCACCGCGTCCGCGCCGAGCCGGGAAGGCCAGCGGTTGACGGACGCCATCTTCGACGAGCCGCACCTGTGGATGGCGAACAACGGCGGCGTGCGCCTGGCGGCGACGCTGCGTAGGAACCTCGGCAAGATGGGCGGCCGCTCGCTGGAGACCACCAACGCGTGGTCGCCGGGTGAGGACTCGGTTGCGGAATCGACTGCCCTGTACGCCGACAAAATCGCCGAAGGTGTGGCGGTGAACGTCGGGGTGATGCGCTACCACCCGAAGGCCGTGGTGCGGAACCTTGCCGACGAGCAGGAGTTGCGCGCCGGGCTGCTCGTGCTGTACCGGGATGCGCCGTGGGTGGACGTCGACCGGATCGTGGCCGAGGTGTACGACCTCGGCACCCACCCCGCAGACGCGCGCCGCTTCTACCTCAACGAGGTCGCGGTGGCCGAGGACGCGCTTGTCGCGTCGCATGAGTGGGACGCTTGCCACGCGGTCGGTGAGGAGTTCAGCGAGGGCGACACGGTGACGCTCGGGTTCGATGGGTCGCTGCGCGAGGACGCGACCGCGCTCATCGCCTGCCGGATTGATGACCGCCTGTTCCAACCGGTCGGGATCTGGGAGCGGCCGACAGGCCCTCAGGGCGACGGCTGGGAGGTCGACCGTGAGGCGGTTGCCGACGCGGTGGAGTACGCCTTCTCCCGCTGGCGGGTGGTGGCGTTCTACGGGGATGTGGAGCACTGGTCCAGCTACATCGACATGTGGGGCACTAGGTGGCAAGAGCAGTTGGTCATCAAGGCGTCCCCGAACAGCCCCGTGGGCTGGGATATGCGGGGCCGGCTCCAGGTTTCCACGCGGGCGAACGAGCGGCTTGTCCAAGCCGTGGCGGACGGCCAGGTGAAACACACCGGGCATCCCGTGCTGCGGCGGCATGTGCTGAACGCGAAGCGGAGGCCGAACCGGTACGGGATCTCGTTCGGCAAGGACCGCCGCGGATCGTCGAAGAAGGTCGACGGCTGGGCGGCAACGCTGCTGGCTGACATGGCGCGCGCCGACCTGACGGTGTCGCCGGAATGGAAGCGGATGCTCGCCGGTCCGAAAAAGCGGCCGGGGCGCGTGGTGGCGTGGGGGTGATGGTGTGGCTGAGCCGATGAACGAGAACGAGCTGTCGCAGGCGGCGGCGTGGCTGCTGTCCGCGCGGCGCGCAGAGTCGGGGCGGCTGTCCCTGATCCATGAGTGGGTGAAGAACCGGGCGCAGGACATCTACGTGCCGGAGTCGGCGACTGCCGAGTATCGGAAGCTCGTGGATCAGGCCCGGTTCAACATCCTGCCCCTGCTGATCAGCTCGCTGGCGCAGAACTTGTTCGTGGACGGGTACAGGCCGGCTGGGCGCAGCGAGAACGCCGAGGTGTGGTCGGTGTGGCAGGCGAACCGGATGGACGCGAGGCAGGCCGGGCTGTACCGGGCAGCGCTGAAGTACGGGTATTCCTACGCCTCGGTGCTGCAACCGGGGGTGGGCCAGGACGGGGACCATCCGGTGATCACGCCGTGGTCGCCGCGGCGGATGACCGCGCTGTATGCGGACCCGATCAACGACGAGTGGCCGCAGTACGCGGTGAGCGTGGGTATCCCGCGGCCGGTGCTGGACTCGAACTCGCCGACGCAGATGGTCACCGACATCACCGTCCTCGACGAGCAGTTCATGTACACGTTCGAGGTGCCCGCCGAGGTTGTGCAGCCGGCGGTCGCCGGGAACTACTCGCAGTACCTGCCGTTCGAGGGGCTGGCGGTCGACCCCTCCAGGGTGGTCACAGTCGAGCATGGCCTGGGCGTCTGCCCGGTGGTGCGCTACCTCGACGCCTACGGTGACCTCGACGACGGGGCCGAGGGTGTTGTGGAGCCGATGCTGCCGGCGCAGCGGCAACTGAACCAGTCGACGTTCGGCCTGAAGATGGCCGAGTTGTACGCCGCGTTCCGGCAGCGGTGGGTGACAGGGATGGCGATCCCGGAGGACGCCGATGGCAACGCGGTGGAGCCGTGGAACGCGGCAGTGAACCGGGTCTGGCAGTCGGATTCGCCGGACACGCACTTCGGGGACTTCGCGGAGACCAACCTCGGCGGGTACCTCGACAGCAGGGACAAGACGTTGCTGTACGTCGCGTCGGCGCGGCAGATCCCGCCTCACTCCCTGGTCGTCGGCAATGCTGTGAGCAACGTGAGCGCGGAGGCCCTGGCCGCTTTGGAGGCGGGGCACCAGCAGGACATCGCCGAACACAAGACATCGTTCGGCGAGTCCAACGAGCAGCTGCTCAGGCTGTGCGGCCGGGTGATGGGTGACGTGGCGACGTGGGAGGACCGGTCCGCGCAGGTCGTGTGGCGTGACACCACGCCGCGGTCACTGGCGCAGATCGCCGACGCCCTCGGGAAGCTCGCGACGCAGCTGGAGATCCCGCCGCGGGAGCTGTGGGAGCGGATCCCGGGCGTGACACAGCAGGACATCGAGCGCTGGGAGGCCGGCGCGGACGAGCGCACCGGCCTGGCAGACATGGCCGCGCTGCTCGCAGCCCCGCCGCCAGGCGCCGAGACAGACGATCCGGAGGTGCCTGATGGCGAGCCCGCAGGCGCAGGCGTTGACGCTGTCCCACCAGCAGCAGGTGCTCCGGCTGGCTGAGCTCATCGCCCAACGCATGCGCGTGACCGCGCTGCGGGCCGACGTCAGCGACATTGACGGCTGGTGGGACTCGATCAGCGAGGCCGTGCAGCAGGAGATCTTGACTGGGCAGGGCGCGTTGGCGCGGCTGGCCCGCAGTTACCTGACGGCGCACGCGCAGGCAGAAGGTGCCCGGGTACGGCCGGCGGTGGTCGACCCGGACCGGCAGCAAATCGCGACGTCCCTGCGGGTATCTGGGCCGGTGTCGTTCAAGCGGCACATGGCGATCTCGGGGAACGCGGACGCCTCGGTGCGGGTGATGGCCAGCCAGTTGGAGGGCGCGGCGTCGCGCTTGGTGCTGGAGGGCGACCGGGCCACGACCATGGCGACGTTCCAGGCGAACGACTCGATGGCCGGCTGGCGCCGGACGGGCTCCGGTGAGTCGTGTCCGTTCTGCCTGATGCTGATCGGCCGCGGCGCCGCGTACTCGAAGCGCAGTGTGACGTTCGAGGCGCACGACCGGTGTAACTGCGGCGCCGAGCCGCTGTACAGCCGGGAGCCTGAGCCGCCGGAGATTCGGCGGTTGCAGCGGCAGTGGCGCGAGGCCACCGCGGGGACGACGGGCGCGGGCTCGATCAGAGCCTGGCGCGCGTTCGTGGCCGCACAGGGCCGCGCGGAGTGAGCTTCCCCGCCGCGAGGGCGGGGTGGAACAGAGAGGGGTCGGCCGCGATGGCTGATGAGCAGGAGATCACGGAGCCCGCGACGGGCGACGAACCGGCCGACACGCCCGCCGAGGGTGGCGGCCAGGACCTTGGGGACGCCGGGAAGCGGGCGATCGCTGAGGAGCGCGCGGCGCGGCGGGAAGCCGAGAAGCAGCGCAAGGAGCTGGAGGCCCGGCTCAAGGAGCTGGAGCCGCTGGCGGCCAAGGCGAAGAGGCTGGAAGAGGCCAGCAAGTCGGAGGCCGAGAAGCTCTCGGAGAAGCTGAGCGCGGCTGAGACGCGGGCCGCCGAGGCAGAGCAGCGGTTGCTGCGCGCCGAGGTGGCGGCCGAGAAGGGCCTGACCGCCAAGCAGGCGCGGCGGCTCGTCGGTACGACTCGCGAGGAACTGGAAGCCGACGCCGACGACCTGCTGGCCGTGTTCGGCGCCAGCAAGGATCCGGAGGCTGACGGCGCCGGCAAGCCCAAAACGTCGCGAACGCCCCCGGAGAAGCTTCGACCAGGCGGCATGCCGACCCCGAAGGAGCCGACGCTGCGGGAGCAGATCGCTGCGGCAGAGAAGGCCGGCAACTGGGGCGAGGCGCGTCAACTCAAGACGCAGCAGTTGGTCGAGATGACGACCGGAAAGCAGACCTAACGGCAGGAGCGTCCTGCCAGGAAGGAGCCATTCGTGGCTGGCATCACCGGGCAGGGGACCACGTTCAACCTGCCCAACTACGTGGGCGAGCTCTTCGCCGAGTCTCCGCAGGACACCCCGTTCCTCAGCGCCATTGGCGGCCTGACGGGCGGCGAGGCCGCGGCCACCACCCTGTTCCAGTGGCAGGGCTACGACCTGCGGGACGCGGCCGACGACCGGCAGAGGGTGGAGGGCGCCAACGCGCCGACCGCCGAAGCCCGCGCGCGCTTCAACGTCACGAACGTGGTGGAGATCCATCAGGAGGCCATCGAGATCTCCTACACCAAGCTCGCCGCGACCGGCCAGTACAACTCCAC